ACCAGCCGTATGAGCGCTGGTGGGGCGTCGAAATCCTGGACATGCGACGCAAAAGCATCCGTGACCAGCGTTTGAAGCAAGGTTTGTCGATTCTCGTTGACCACGACTCCACCGACATCGTCGGCAAGGCGGAAAGCTACGAATTCACTTCTGACAACAAGCTCCGGCTCCTCGCCCGCTTTGGAAAAAGCGCGCGGGCCCAGGAGATTTGGCAGGACGTGATCGACGGCATCCGCACGGATACGAGCGTGGGATATGTGATTCACGACCTCGTGCTGGAAAGGCAGGAGCAGGACAAGAGTACTTACCGAGTAACCGACTGGGAACCGCTCGAAGGCTCCCTGGTATCCATCCCCGCCGACCCCAGTGTGGGCGTCGGCCGCAACTTTGTACCACCCACCCGAAAGGAAAACATCATGACCCCAGAAGAAATCCGCGCGGCCGCCGAGAAACAGGTCCGCGAAGAAATTGAAGCAAAACGCCAGGCCGACGCTGCTGCTGCAGCCAAAGCCGCCGCCGACGCCGCCGAACTGCAACGCCAGATCGACGCCTCGAACGCCCGCATCCACAGCCTGCTCGCTGCCGGTGACCTGTTCAAAGACCAGGGCGGTCCGGAGCTGGCCCGCGAACTGATCAAGGATCCGAAAGCCACCGAGGAAACGTTCAAAGCCCGCATGTTCGAGCTGCAGCGCGGCAAACAGACGCCCACCCCGGTCTCGCATCCCGACCAGGCATACGGCCAGGGCGCCCGCGCGCACCTGCGCTTCGCCCCGCTCAAGGCATTCAAGGATCAGTCGCTCGAAGGCGGCAAGACCATGAAAGCCGAAGAAGCCGCCTACCGCGCCGGCCAGTGGCTCGCCGCCACCGTGTACGGTCGCGAATCCGCTGCCAAGTTCTGCCGCGACAACGGCATCGCCATCGGCAACCAGGCGCGCGTCATGTCCGGCAATTCGCTGGCAGCCGGCGGTGCGCTGATCCCGGTCGAGATGGAAAACGCCATCATCGATCTGCGTGATGCCTACGGCGTCGCCCGCCGCCTGGCACGCGTGCGGCCGATGGCCACCGACAGCCTCAACATCCCGCGCCGCGAATCCGGCCTCACCGCCTACTTCTTCGGCGATGACGACGGCACCGGCCTCACCGCCAGCGACAAAGGCTGGGGCAACGTCCAGCTCAACGCCAAGAAACTCGGCGTGCTGTCGCGCGTCTCGCGTGACCTGATCGAAGACGCCGTGATCAACGTCGTCGACGATCTGTCGATGGAGATGGGCTACGCCTTTGCCGTCAAAGAAGACCAGTGCTGGCTCGACGGTGACGGCACCAGCACCTACGGCGGCATCAGCGGCATCCGCCCGGCCTTCGTCGCCACCGCCTACGCCAGCCGCATCACCGCAACTGGCCACGACGTGTTCACCGAAGTCGACGCCACCGATCTGGCGAACGTGATGGGCGGTCTGGCCGCCTTCGCCAACCCCGGCGCGGTCTGGCTCTGCTCCAACACCTTCAAAGCGGTCGTGTTTGACCGGCTGAAGGCAGCGGGCGGCGGCAACACCATCAGCACGCTCGGCGGCTCGCCGACCGACAGCTATCTCGGTTATCCGATCGTCACCAGCGAAGCCATGCCCGCCGGTGCAGCGACCGACTACACCGACCTGGTGATGGCGCTGTTCGGCCGCTTCGACATGTCCACCAGCATCGGCTCGCGCCGCGGCATCGAAATCCAGGTGCTGCAGGAGCGCTACGCCGAACTCGGCCAGCTCGGCATCATCGGCACCGAACGCTTCGACATCGTCACCCACGACCTGGGCAGCACCACGGTCAAAGGTCCGGTCGCCGCGGTGTACGGCGGAACCTGATCGATAACCTGATCGACTGATGCCGGCCCGGTGACGGGCCGGCGCGACCGCACTCCAAACGAAAGGAACATTCAGCATGAACAACAACGATCTGCAGAGCAACATCCGCACCAAGCACGTCATCAACGTGGCCATCGGCGCCAACGGCACCCTGACCGGCAAAATCATCGACCGCAAAGGCTACAGCGGCGTCGAGTTTGTCCTGGGCTGGGGCGCCGTCACCACCACCGGCACCATCGCCACGGTCGTGGTGAAAGAAGGCGACGCCACCGGCTCCATGACCAGCGTCGCCGACAGCAACCTGCTCGGCACCGAAGCCCTGGCCAGCCTGCTCGCCACCACCCCGCGCACCTCGGGCGTGGCGCAAAACGTCAGCAAGCGCCTCGGCTACAGCGGGAACAAGCGCTACGTCCAGGTAAACGTCGTCAAGACCGGCACCACCTCGGTCGGCGTCTGCTCGGTGCAAGCCATCCTGTTCAACCCCGAATCGGCCCCGGTCACCAACCCGTAACCGACTCGTGATTGATACAGGCGAGCGTCAAATCGCGCCGGATGTCTCCGGCATCCGGCGCGATCATGTGGCCCGGTACCAATGGGCTGCGCGTGAGATCGGCCGCGGCAAAGCCGTGGTCGATTTTGCCTGCGGGATCGGCTATGGCAGTCAGATCCTCGCGCAACAAGCCAAGCTGGTCGGCGGCTATGACGCCAGCGAAGAAGCACTCGACTACGCCCGCCAGCACTACGCGCACGAGCGCGTGCTGTATGCGGTCACCGACGGCAACCAGCCGCCCGCGGTCCGGGCCGATGTCGCCGTCTGCTTCGAAACGATTGAACACATCCGCGATCCGCGCCCGCTGCTGCGTGCACTCGCCGCCGGATGCGCCACGCTGCTCGCCAGCGTGCCGAACGAAACCGTTTTTCCGTGGAACAACTACGCGTTCCACCATCGCCATTACACGCTGGCCCAGTTCGAAGCACTGCTCGCCGAAACCGGCTGGCACGTCACCGAATGGCACGGCCAGCTGGGCGATGAATCCGAAGTCGAAAGGAATGAATTGATGGGTCGCACCCTGATCGCCAAAGCCGTGCGCAGCAAAAAGCCCGCCGGCAAAAACTTCAAAAAGCTGCGTGATGCCATGCCGAAGGAAAGCCAAAAGCGGGCGGCGCAACGCACAGAGGCTGCGTTGACAAAAAGCATCGCCCCCAAGCGCGTCGCCATCCTCGGCCTCGGCCCATCCGTCACCCAGTACCTGGAGCTGACCAAGCGCATGGGCGGCCGGCGCAAGCACTTCGACGAAGTCTGGTGCATCAACGCGCTCGGCGACATCTTCGCCTGCGACCGTGTTTTTCACATGGACGACGTGCGCATCCAGGAGATTCGCGCCGCCGCCGCGCCCGACAGCAACATCGCCACCATGCTCGCCTGGCTGAAATCGCACCCCGGCCCGGTCATCACCAGCCGCGCGCATCCCGATTACCCCGGCCTGGTCGAATTTCCGCTGCAGGAATTCCTGACCGAGATCGACGGCAGCGCCTACTTCAACAGCACCGCCGCCTACGCCATCGCCTATGCGATCTATCTCGGCGTCGAACACCTGGCCGTGTTCGGCAACGACTTCACCTACGAAAACAGCCACCACGCCGAAAAGGGCAGGGCGTGCGTCGAATGGTGGCTCGGCTACGCCAAAGGGCGCGGCATGCAGATCACCGTGCCGCATGTGTCCAGCCTGCTCGACGCCTGCAACAGCCCGGCCGACCGGCTCTACGGGTACGACACGCTCGAGGTGCAGATCCAGCGCACCGCCGATGGGCCGATCGTCACCAAAACCCCGCGCGAGACGTTGCCCAGCGCCGCCGAAATCGAGGCGCGCTACGACCACACCCGGCACGTCAACCCGCTGCTCGACAAGGAATAACGATGAGCTTGCATTCACCCATACCGCTGTCGCAGGGAATCGTTGTCGATGATGAGCGCGATTGCGTCACTGTCTTCGGCACCCGAGTCTCCGGTCTGCTTTTCCGCACGATCGCTGAGCCAACGCCGCCAGGAATGTGGTTCCGCGTTGTCCGCACTGAAAACGGCGTCGCAACAATTGAAACGAAACGGGAGTAAGCCATGACCACGCTGCGCCTGCCCAAAAAAGTCCAATTTATCCTCGCCTGGCAAACCTACCGCGTCGGCGATGTCATCACGCCGAACGGCACGCTGCGCGACTGGCTGATCGGCAACGGCTACTGCAAGCTGGTGGCCGACGAGCCAGCCAACACCGTCGCCCGCCCCATGAGCCAGCGCGTGCGCGGCGTCATGACGCGCGCCAAGGCCGCATAAATGCCTTTTACTGAAGACTTGACCGCCTTCCTCGATGACGACGACTTCGCCACCGCGGCCGTCTTCAGCCGCGGCGGCGCCACCGTCAATGTCATCTTCGACGCGCGCTATCAGGATCCGCTCGGCATTGAATCCGCCGCCCCGCGCGCCGTCGGCCGCGAGGCCGATTTCGCCGGCATCGTGCCGGGCGACACGCTCACGCTCAACAGCGTCGCCTACAGTATTCGCGGCCACGAGCCGGACGGCACCGGCATGATCGTCATCCGGCTGCGGGAGCCGAGTTAATGGCGCTGCATCTGCGTGACCAGATCATGGATGCGCTGGCCACGCTGCTGACCGGCCTCACCACCACCGGCGCGCGCGTGTACGTCGACCAGGATGCCGACAGCGAGCCGCTGG